AATAAGAGAACTAAGACAGTACAAACAAGAAGAGGATGCCGAAGCAGATTTCAAAGCCCACATCGAGTACATGGATTCGGTCTCTCAGTACTTCATCGACAATACTGAATTTATAAATATCGCCAGAAGTAGCAAGTTTTAATTTACCATTTTCCCGCAATTTTTATTTCAAGTTACTCGGCGGCTTCAGTCACCTGGTTGAATAGTAGCCTGCATCACAAAATCCCGCTGTCAGCCATACCTGCGCCTGGTTGCTGATTAGCCGTAGTCAATGTCGCCGACAAAGTGCTTTTCGTATCGGCAGGAAAAGTTATCTTGTCAATCCCTGAAAACATTGTTGAACCGTCTTGGCCACCAGCGCAATAGCCCGCCACCCCAGAGTTCGCAAAAGCCCCAAGACTTGTACGAACCGAAGTTAATGTTGCGGACAAAGTGCTTTTACTCTCGGAACTGAAAGTTATCTTCTCTATGGCCGAAAGATAAGAACCATCGTATCCGCCAGCGCAATAGCCCGCCACCCCAGAGTTCGCCATAGCCCCCATACTGTGACGAGCCGTAGTTAATGTTGCGGACAAAGTGCTTTTGCTGTCGGCGGGAAAAGTTATTTTGTCAATGCGTGAAAAACTGCCACTCGAACCGTAACCGCCAGCGAAATAACCCGCAGTTCCGCTGTTCGCAAAAGCCCCAAAATTTCCACCAGATGTAGTCAATGTCGCCCCCAAAATGGATTTACTATCGGCAGGAAAAGTTATCTTGTCAATCCCCGAAAGTTGAAATCCATTGGTACCGCCACCGATGTAGCCAGCGACCCCGCTGTTCGCCATACCTCTCATCCCTCGACAAGCCGTAGTCAATGTCGCCGACAAAGTGCTTTGACTATCGGCGGGAAAAGTTATCTTGTCTATTGCAGAAATGTTGCCGGAACTCCCCGCACCGCCCCCGAAATATCCAGCGACACGAGAGTTTGCGAAAGCATCTCCATCACGTCGAGCCGAACTTAATGTCGCCGACAAAGTGCTTCTGCTGTCGTCAGCAAAAGATATTTTGTCTATGCGTGAAAGATTGCCAGTAGAATCGTAACCACCGCCAATGTAGCCTGCGATACCACTCACAGTTTCGTCGCCTGTCGGCATCCAAGCACTCGTATAAGTGCTGACCCGTGTGCGTGGACTGAACGGTTTAACCATTGTCGTCAAACCAAGTCTTCTTCGGTGCTTGAATCGTGCCGTCATCGGCGAAGAAACATTCAGGGTTGATGTCCAACGCCAACGCCATCGCCTCGGTGTTCGTTTTCTCGGTGAAGTTCCAAGCATCCAAACCCGTCAAATCGACATCGTTCCACACATAGCCCAAAACGGTGTCGTCATCCACCATGAACCCGCCCCGAGCCTGACCGCCACGGGAACGAATCAACGGCTCGGGCGTAGAGCCCTCGGGTCGCTTGATAGTCCAAGTCGCATATTTCATTGCTGTATCTCCTTTACTTTCTCTTGTTCCGCCTGAATCATGGTTGTCAGCACACCCACCTGGTCCAACGCCTCGAGGTGCGCCCAGTTCGTCGCGCCGGCCATGATTTGCAGGTGCGCCTGACGGCTCAACCGTGACTGCCAATAGTCGGGTTGCGAACCGTCTATCTGTTCACGGGTGAAATGCGGCATCTCGTCGAACATTTCGGTCAAGGTGTCGTATTCCCTGACCGCGCCGATGGCCACCAGCCGTGTGCGTTCCAAACCGAGTTCCTTGATTTCGGCTTCCACGAGGCTGATCCGGTCGCCTTTCTCTTTCAAGTCCTCTATCTCGTACTCGGTTTTGCGTATCTGCAAAGCGACCTCTTTGATCGTGTAATGCAAGGCTTCCAGTTCTCTGCACACTTGCACGAATCGCATCTCCGGGGTGTCGTGTGCGCCGACAACGAAATGTTCGAGTTGGTAGCGGGTGCGTGGCATCTGGCACTCAGCCAAGGCGAGGGCGATATCTTCACGCATCAGAACACCCCGCAGTCGGCGAAACCCGCCGCTTGTCCACGAGCAGGAGTCAAAGTTGCGGACAAGACAGAATTTGTTTCGGTTGAAAAAGTTAATTTGTCAATCGTCGTTACGCTACCAGCATTAGTATTTCCACCAGCGAAATATCCCGCCACGCCCGTATTCGCCGCACCATCCACGTAAGCACGAACCGAACTCAATGTCGCTGACAAAACGCTTAATGCATCGCTAGAGAAAGTTAGTTTGACAATCTGTGAAATATAGTCGCCGCTGTTTGTATATCCCCCAGCAAAATAGCCTGCCGTGCCAGAGTTCGCCGCAGACGCAAGAAAGTTGCGTTCTGAGTTAAATGTTGCGGACAAAGTTGATTTCGTGTCCGCAGAAAAAGTTATCTTGTCAATCCCCGAAATTCTGGCGCCGTCATGTCCACCCCCGATGTAGCCTGCCGTGCCACTATTCGCCAGCGCCGCCATTTGTGTTCTAGCCGTAGTCAATGTTGCGCTCAAAGTAGATTTACCATCGGTGCTGAAAGTTATTTTGTCAATGTTGGAATAGCGTGTACCCGCATCATCGTCTCCTCCAGATATATAACCAGCCGTTCCGCTGTTCGCCATACCTTTAGCCCCTCGTCGAGCCGAACTAAGCGTGGCGGACAAAGTTGATTTCGTGTCGGCAGGAAAAGTTATTTTGTCAATGTGCGAACGAGGGGCATCAGGGCTTCCCCCCGCACCGCCCGCCGCATAGCCAGCGACACCGCTATTCGCCATACCCGCAGCATCACGGATAGACAAAGTCAAGGTCGCAGACAAAGTAGACATTGCTTCAGTTGAAAAAGTTAGTTTGTCTATGCGTGTGCCGATTCCCGATGCGCTTGAACTCCCACCAGCGAAATAGGCGGCGACGGGTTGCGCCGTTTCGTCGCCTGTCGGCATCCAAGCCGAAGTGTATGTTGAAACCCTGCGGCGACTATCAAACCTGGTCATCGCCAGACCCCTACGAAATCTGGTTGACGAATCCAGTCAACAAAATCACATCAGCCGTAGCCGCGAACGCCTTCACAACTTTTGAGTTCTGCAAAATCAGGCCGGGAATCACCAGCACAAGACCCGCTTCGGCGGTGATTGTCATCTCGATGTTCCCGTCGGCGGCGGTGGACGTGCCCCACTCGATGGTCAACTTCACGTTGGACGAAGAGGTGTTGTTCGCGTACAGCCAGACCTCGTCGCACAATCCCGCCGTGGTGACAGTGGTGTACGCGGTGTGGACCGTCGTGGCGTTTGAGGTCGAGTTTCCCGCGACCTTGACCGCCAAACCATCGGTTGAACCGGAAAGTTTTCTTTTCTGCAATGTGGCCATTTGTTATCTCCTAACCCCAGATTTGTGCTGCCAAGAATACTTGGTCGTCGTGCGAATCGAAGCCGGTTCCGCTGGACGCGGCGGTGATTCGTCCCTGCGCATCCACGGTGATGTTGGTCGCCGTGTACGAGCCGGCCGTGACCGCCGTGCTGGCGAGTTTCGCCGCCGTCACCGCGGCGTTCGCAATCTTGGTGGTCGTGACCGAGCCGTCGGCAATTTGGCCCAAAATAGAACCATACGCCAAAGAAGTCCACGCCGTTGAGCCATCGCCAATTTTGTAGTAAGACGTGTCGGTCTCAAGACCAAGTTCGCCAGATGCGAGAACGGGATTAGCAGCAGTCCAAGCCGCCGCTGTATCTCTACGGAATTGAATTTGAACTGCCACTAGCCTGTTGCTCCTCCGCCGTTAACGGCGCCCATTACGTCGAATTGAATTGTTTCAGCATCGCCGCCATCCAAAGCAGTGGTGCTTAAAGCGGCACCGATATTGGCTGATACCCCTACCAGCGTCCATACATTGTTGTTGTATATCCAAGTTTTCCCAGCGGCATTATATGTGTTGCCGTTAACCGGGGAATCAGGGAAATCTAATGGCATTGGCTAAACCTCCAGAATGGTCAAAACCATATTACTACAGAGGGCAAATTCGGCCCGACTATCGTGGGCCGTCAGGCCCTGAAGTTGATGTTCAGGACGAG